CCAAAATGGTATTGTCAAAAAGAATTAGGATTTTATAAATGAAATGTAAAGTTTGCAACATAAAATTTGAAGTAGTTTATTTTAATCAAAAGTTTTGTTCCAACGAATGCAAACACAAAGCCGAAAAGGAACCAAAGAAGAAACCTAAACGACTTTATAAATGTAAACAATGCAAAACACCATTTGAAAGAATGAAGCCTTTACAAGCGGTTTGTTCCCCAATTTGCGCAATTGAATATTCAAAGGTGTTGGAAGAAAAAAAGAAACGCAAAGAAACGCGCGAATTGAAGCAATCAATGAAAACTTGGATGGATTACTATCAAGATGCTTTGAAAGTGTTTAATTCATACATCAGAGAACGCGACAAAAACGAAAAATGTATTTCTTGTGATGCTGCTCCAGGAACTTACCGATTAACAAGCGGACATTACTTTCCACAAGGCCAAAATAAAAGTGTTGCACTTGATGAAGATAATGCTCACGCGCAATGTTGGTTTAATTGTAACAAAAATAAATCCGGAAACCTTGCGGAATATTATCCTCGATTGATTAAGAAGATAGGACAAAAAAGATTTTACGAATTAGAGCAACGAAAAAACAGTTTAAAAAAATATTCAATTCCGGAACTTATAGAAATAAAGATTATATTTAAAGACAAATTAAAAAAACTAAAAACAAAATGAAGATATTAGTAGCTTGTGAAGAAAGCCAGGCCGTAACAATAGAATTGAGAAAATTAGGTCACGAAGCATATTCGTGTGATATTAAAGAATGTACCGGTGGTTATTCTGATTGGCATATTATAGGTGATGCTATTAAAATTATGTACGATTCAACTTATAATTGGGAAATGATGATTGCTTTTCCACCTTGCACACATTTGGCGGTTAGTGGTGCAAAACATTTTGAAAAAAAGCGAAAAGATGGAAGGCAACAAGAAGCAATTGCTTTTTTTATGAAATTTGTTCACGCACCAATTGAAAGAATTGCGATTGAAAATCCTATTGGTATAATGAGCCAAATATACA